CTCCGGCTGTTCGGCGGATTTGTTGCGGCGCGCTTTACGTGCCGGTTTGTCGGTATCGCCCTGTAGGGTGACAGTTCGCTCCACGCCGTCGGCATGGGTTTCGATAACCGCATCGGCAGGCGCAAAACGCGCGTCAATAACGCGAAAGCCCTGGCGATGATATTCTTTCTTTTGCTCGACCGTGATCGGCATTGCAACGTATTTCACTTCTAACATGGTGGCCTCGGGTGAAAAAAGGGGGCCAAAGCCCCCGAGTTTATTACAGGTCTGCGTCGACGATCGCCAGCGTACCCAGGGTATGCTTGTTCTCTGCAACGGCTTTATCCCAGTTGGACGCGGTAGCCAGTTCGGCGTCGGTCGGAGACTTGCCGCCGTTGGCGACGTCCCAGGAATAACCTTTCAGTTTCAGCCCGAAGGAGTAATCAGCCTGCCAGGTCGTTTCGATACGGGTTTTACCGTTCGACGTCTCCATGTTGGTGATGATGTCGCTGGTATTGTCTACGACGATACCCTGCGCCACGACCGACAGCACTTTAGACTTATTCGGCGTGCCCGCTTCATAAAGTGCCGGGGAGTCGGTGACCACGTAACGCTTGCCTAGGATATCTACAACCAGCACGTTGCTGGAAACAAACAGCTGGTTAGCGTTGGTGATCGCCTGGCCGATCAGCTTGTGATATACCGCGCCGGTCATGACGTCAGTCACCAGCAGCTGGGATTGATCGCCGAATTTGGCATGGCTGTTATTCAGTGCACCCAGGCTGATACCCGCAGTCGCAGAGACATCGTTAACCAGAGCGGCCTGGCCGGATACCGCGGCAACCGCTGCCGACAGTGCAGTGTTAAGCTGGTCCGCCAGCAGGGCGTCGGCGAAACCTTCGGAGATCGCCATAACCGCTTCGGTCGGATTGCGCTGCAGCCAGGTAAGCTGGGACGGCTCGAACACGATCGGGCCAAAACCGCCGGCCACTTTAACACCAACGTTTTCACCCTGGGTTAAGTTGGTGCCGGTCTGCGCAGCGATAGCAGCATAGCGGTCGACGCGGCGCTGCGCGGACGCGATCTGGTTGTAGAAAGATTCCTTAGTGAAATCACCTTCCCACGCCTGGGAGGACAGCACGATCGCGCCGCCGGAGTTCGCATTAAACTGTTCGGTTTTCTGGCCCAGCAGTTCAATAGTAGCGCCGTAAATCTGGCGGTCGTAAACCTTCATGTTCGAGAGAGACATATTTTAACCCTTATTTTCTGCGTCAAGACGCTTACGGAGATCGGCCCGAGTTTTTTCGATGCCTGTCAAGTGCTCGCCACCGGCCCCGCCAGTAGGATTTTTGTTCCCGGCAGCCCCGCCGCCGTTCGCTGTGTCAGCCTGCATAAGATGAGAGATGACCTTATGCTTTTTGCAGTAGTCGATAAATTTATCGACATCTGTCGTAATAACTGCGCCGTCGGCGCCGACAAACTTGGTTACCAGGTCATCGCCGTCGAATTCGACTTTGATGAAAGGTGCGATCAAGTCCGCGGCGTCAGCATCGATGAATTTGCCTTTAGCAATCACGGCGCCCATAACAGCTTTGCGCTCGCTGCCGAGGATACGCTCGGCCAGCTTGGTGATCTTGCCGTCTTTCTCGGCGATCACCGGGTCATACTGACCACGAATCGATTTTTCGAACTCTTCCATTTGCCCGGACTGCTTCGCCGCTTCCTGCTGAGCGCGAACGCGTTCGGCTTCGGCGTCCTTTGCACGTTGTGCGGCTTTCTTCTTCTCGTCGAGAAGTGCGGTATTCTGGTTTTTCAGGCCATTAACCAGCTCGTCGACTTCTTCCTGGGTGTAGGTCTTTGGCGCGTCGCCACCGCCACCGCCCTGGGTTCCGTCGTCATGTTCTTCTTGATACGCGAAAAGGAAAGACTGTAAAAAACGATTCATAGTACGTAGACCCCTGGTCTTTATGAATCCGGGCCACCCGGATTTACATACGCTAAATATACAGGGCAGCGCAAGTATTAACAATATATCTGCAAATGTTGGTTGCAATATGTGTGGAGTAATATTATAGTTAGGAAACCAACAACGTGAGGTTACATCGATATGCAAAAATTATGGCAAAACACAGCGCAAAGAATCAACGCAAGCATAATGATGGAAAAAATAGTTACGGAGATGATTAAAAACGCTGAAAGTCAGGGACTAAAGGTTGAGATTTTCCATGATGAATTGCTAATTACCGAGGTAGATGATGAAACCAATGGCAAAGCGTAATCCGACGAAGTACCAGCAACGGCGCCGGGTTTTCCTGGTCTATCTTCCGGCAGCGTGGGTGGCTATAGCCTTCGTCTTCTGGGGTCTGGCCTGGCTGATAAAAAACGCCCCGTTATAGGGGCGTTGTTACATTCCAGATCCAGTCCTGCAGCTGGTACACCTGCAGCCTTAACTTTCTTCCGCAATCCATGTTCTGCACGTCAGCATTCAGATCCGCGTCACTGTCCTTTTCCGCCGGCTGAAACTGGCACGGCTTCGTCATCATAGCCGGGGATGGCGTTGGCGTTGTCGATGGCGCGTTGTTTAATCCGCACCCGCTCATCGTCAAAAGTACAGCGCACACGATCAGGATTTTGCACATATTTAACCACCTCTCGGGTTATCATTACGGTTTTCGCGGCGCCGGCCTGTTCGGCTTCGGCGGCCTTCGTGTCGTTTACCTGCTGCGCGGTTACCCGTTTCGCCAGTGTCGCCCGGGCCTTTTCTTCCTGCTGTGCTACCAGCTTCGCGCGACCTTCATTCCAGCCGGCATTGTATTGATAATGGCCGAAACTCCACAGCAACGCCACGCATGATACAGCAACCAACGCATATAATTTCCACATATCGCCACCTTTACAATTGCTGCCGTTGATTTCTCGCAAAATAAATGATACGATCAGCTTCGCTTTTGTGCGACGCCTCGCAAAGGCAGGCGCGCAACAAGCAATTGAAGTGATCGATTCAGCCTACCACACCATAAATCCTTGATTTTACTCACTTAATTTCGCCACTCGCAAACTAAAACGGCAGCAACCAACGAAATCAGCCTAAGTCCTTGATATCTATACTCGCAATTTGACTCGCAAGATTTTGCGAGTCTTGCGAGTCGTCGCTACACGTAATAAATTACGAGTTCCCGGACAGGAATTTTGCAACGCGTTTATCGTTCTCCGCCATCTCGCGCAGGGTCAACGGCCTGCCGAAACCGTCGACCGACGCAGCCCGGAATTCCTCGGCCGTCATACCGCTGTTACGGAAAATGTTGCCCCGAACCGGGCCGAGCGCTTCATCCTGGAACCATGCCGGCTGCATCTGCAGGAATTCGTAGTATGACGTATCAGCGTCTACCTGCGTGCCTCCGTCGGCCCCTCGCGCCGCCCGCTTCCCGCCGACGTCAAGGAAATCGAACTCGCTGCTGATCACCGGCGCCGTGGTCGTCCTGCAGTTCGGATGTAACGGCGGCAGCGGCCCCTTTCCGATATCGTAAACCCTACCATGCGGCAGGTTACGGCAAATCGACGAGGTGCGCTTGTCCAGGGTCACCACCAGCTCGTAACCTTCCACGATATCGTCGTTTTTCTGGTATACGAGGTTTTTCGCTTCGGTCGATACATGGTTGATCGCTGTTCTAACCACCGTTGCCGCATTACGGTTTGACACGTCCGCAAGGCCGCCCGGGCCGACTACCTGGCGCACTATGTCGCGCGTCGTCATGCCCTGCACGAAACCAGACTTAACGCCAGTCACCAGGCGGTTAATCTCGGTATCCTGCCAGCTGGTCAGCATGTCCTGGAAGTCTACCGGCTTACCTTCCAGCTGCAGCGGATTGAACTTAATGGCGGACCAGACTTGCTCAGGCGACGGGGCGGTGAAACTGGCGTTGACGTTTCCGGACAGCGTGTCGGTCGTCCAGTCGGTTTCGTATTCGGCCAGCTTCTGCAGGTCCTGCTGCAAGCGCTCCTCCCAGCCGCTGGAGATGGCGTAAAGGATATCCTCCATGTCCTTTAACATAGCCTGGAGGCGCCCGCGGGTGCGGCTCTCGTCCCCGAAAGCCAGCACCCGCGTTTTCACCTCGTCGCGCATCTGCTGGATGAACGGCCCCAGCTCGTTCACCTCATGCGAGGCGTTACGCTGGAGCCAGATCTGGTGACTGATAAAGGCCGTTAAGATACTCATACCGCGGCCTGCTGGGTATTAGCTGCCGATGGAATATCGCTGGTAACCATCGTCGCCGTTCCGCGCGACGCGATCGGCTGGTCCGCGATAGCGTCCTGGATCTGTTCGTTAGTCCAGTTGGTAACCCCAGCCTCGCGCAGTGCTTCGTAGTACGCCGTAGCAGGCAGATAACCGGCGTTGATATCGGCGATCCATGCGGCGCGGTCCTGCGCGGTCATCGACTTAAGGAAGAATTCCATATTCAGCTTAAATTCAACATCCGTAGCGTCGACGTTAAGCATACCGGCAACCCACTTAAGCGCATCGGTGTACGCCTGGCTCACGTTACGGGCAATCGTAGCCATAACGGAGGTATCCGCCCCGCGCTGGATGCGCGCCGCTTCGGCGGTGACCTGCACGGTCGGCGTGATCAGCTGCGCGCCAATCTGCACGGCCTGCTGCTCTTTATCCAGCATGTTCTGTTTAGCCAGGTTATTTTCTGCAGCCTGCACCAGAAAAGCGTTGCCGCCGCTGCCGATATTATGACCCGTGCGCGACCCCATCTTAACGCCGTTCGGGTTAGCTTCTTTGAATTGCTCCAGGCTCATGTTTTCGCCCGGGCTCATAAACAGCGTAGGCTGGCCGACAACGAAACTCGACTCCTCATTGTCAGCGCTATTACGGAAATGACCGATATTCAATTCAGCAAGCGGCAGGATCGGCGGGTCGTCCGGCGTATGGTCGTTATTGGTGGCGCCGATAAACGTAAACGGAATGATCCCCACCGGCACGCCGGCCAGGTCCGGGAAAATCTCCTGCACGCCGCCACGCAATTCGCCCTTCTGGTTAAACTGGTAAAGGCGCTGCCGGTATTTACCGTCTAAAAGGTCCAGCACGCGATATTGCTCGCCGTAATAGGTCGCGAATTCGTCTTGCCCGTCGTTGTACTCGTAGGACTCGCGCAGCACGATAAGCGATACGCGGTTAACCGACCCGACGCGGGTAAGACGCCAGTTAACGATATTCTCGGCGGTGTAGAATACGATGACCGGGTTTAATAATCCCTCATTCTGCTCCGCCATGGTAGCGGCAGCGGTAACCGGGGCGTCCACCAGCAGGCCGCCGCGGCCAATCGAATCAATCTCGGTCAGAGTGTCCTGCGCGTGCTGCCATAACCCGACGCCGGAGCCGTCGCAGTTGGTTAACAGGTAGTCGAGTTGCGCCGGGATCGTCTGCTCCGGGTCTTTGCGCATCACGCTCCCGACCATGCCGGAAAGCGTGCGCTTAGTGAAGTTGTAGCAGATCGCCCCGTCTTCATATTCACGCTGCCGCTGTTTACCGTATTCGGGGTCGCGCTCGTTCTTGCCTACGTTGCGCAGGTATTCCTTTAGCTCGCCCGCGATAGCGTTGCGGACCTTCTGCCACTTAGGCGCATATTTCTCATATTCGCAATGCAGGGTCTTAACGTTCGCCCCCGCACCGGCGTTAATGTTGGCGGTTGTCATAGTGTCCTCATCTTAAAGCGGGAAAGATACCGGGATCTGTACCGGCGCATCATAACTTACAGGATACAGGTAATCGATAAAATATCCGATTGCTGTTGTGATGTGCTGGTACTGGTTCTTTTGGTCTTCCTGGAATGCCGATCCCTGCTGCAGCTGTACCGTCGCCAGGCCTTTATGGCTCCACGGTGCCGTTTGTGTGTTAACATACAGGCTAACATGGTCGTCGGCGGTGCGGATCTTGGCGCGTACCGCGTTTTGGCGGTCCTTGATCGCCGGGTGTGCCGCCTTAACCCGGCGGGTGTACGTCCAGCCGTTCGCCGATAGCACATCCTCGATGTCGTTATAGTCCGACTTGTGGCCGTGCTTTTCGCCCGCGCGGCCGGCGGGGTCGCCGTAAATGAAAACGTGCTTGTTCTGATGGTCTTTGAACTTCTCCACGAACTCTTTGGCAGACTGCTTCGACACCGCGCTAATCAGCACTATCTCGTCGAGGATGTAGACATCATCACCGCGGATAACGGCAACCGATGACGAAAGCGGCGTAAAGTTCTGGTCGTGCATCCAGTGCAATGACTCATGCGGGAAAATGGTCGCGTTCGTGTAGTTGTCCTTGGAATAGTCCTCGTAAATTTTACCATTCGCCGTCTCGAATGAAGCCCGGAATTCCTGGTTATATTGCTTCTTCGACATTATTTTGCGCGCTTCGGCGGCCATTTCCGGGAAAATTTCCTCGGTCATCCAGTGAAAAACCGCATAATCCGACGAAACTCCGCTCTCGGCTGCCGTACATAGGTCGTAATAATGGTTCAGGCCGTCAGGCACGCCGAGAAGCCAACACCAGGCGCGATAATCTGGCCGGGTCGGGTTTACGGTGTTGAGCGCCGGGTATATGTTCGCCTCCCACGACTCAGGCTTTATGTCGGCGAATTCGTCAATGCCGCCGCCGGTCCAGGGGATACCCTCGATACGCTGCGGCTTGTCCAGGCCGATAACGTGGATCTCCGATCCGTTCGGCAGGTAAATAATCAGGTCCGATTCAGACGGGCGCCGCGGGTGCGCGCAGGACAGGGTGAAAGCTTTCAGGTCGTCCCAAAATATCTTTTTGGCCTGGGCGTGGGTCGGCGCCGCTGCAAAATACATTCCCGGGATCTTGAATGCCTGTTTCACCAGGAAGCGCTTAAACCGCTCGGTCTTTCCGGAACGGCGGCCGGCGGGCACCAGCGGAAACCGGATGCCGTCGGACACGGCGCTAATCAGTTTCAGCTGTACCGGGTGATCTTTCAGCTCATACCATCGGGCGCGCTGGCGCTCCAGCAGGGCATTCACGCTCATGATGGCATTTTCCCGATCAGCTCGGCCAGCTGTTCGCCGATATCAGCCTTATCTTTGCCCGGGTCTACCGGCTCGCGCATACCATGGTTGCATTTCAGGATGAAGGCCGCGCCGTTACCGCCTACACCGGCGGCGGATAACTCCATGAGGAACGCTTTCTGCAGCGATTCGGCGTCGGCGTATGCGCGATCCCATTCCGGCCAGTGCTCGCGCCAGTTGCGCAGCGTGTCGCGGTTGACGCCGATCGACGCGGCGAAGCGCTCGAACGTCGGCAGCTTGTTCTGCGGGATCACCTGCGCGGTGCCTTTATCGGAGAAATGGACATACCAGGACGCCGGCTCGGAGAAATAGCGCAGCAGCGCGCCGCAGTATTCCGGGCGGTAGTCGGTCGGTTTATCGTTGCTGCCGATGTCGTGCGGGAAGCGCTCGCCTTTCTTCCGTTTCGGCGGGACGCCCCTTAGATGTTTCGGCTTCGGCTTTAGATTCATATAACCCCCATTATGCTTGCGTACCATACGCGCGCACCAGCGGCCCCCAGGGCCACTTTAAGGGGATTATATAGCGGTGATGGGGATTAGGCAAAAGAAGCCCGCACGGAGGCGGGCAGGTAGGCTATTTTGCGGGGCCAGCGGGCAGCGGCATCCAGTGGGTTACATGCTCCCCGTAATAGTTCCAGAAGGGGGTAAACGCATCATCACCTTTATCTGGCACATTCCAGTAGTCGTGATTAACCCGGTTGTTGAGCGTTTCGAATACCAGGTATTCATAGCACCCCGGCTTATTTTCAGGCATCCGCTCGCTTACCGGAATCCACCCCGGCATCTGCTCGCTTACCGGCTGCTGTGTTTCGCGCGCTGAATCCCAGATGTACTGAGCCTTTTCACGAAAATCAGTGTGGCAAAGCGTGACCTGCAAAGCGCATTTGCGTGACCACTCGTCAAAACTAACGGGCTCCTTCTGGACCACCGGCTCGGCCTCCATCGTCGCCAGGAGCATTTTATACGCGGCGAGGGTGTAATCCTCTTTCAGCGACCGCGGGCCAGATTCCAGCTCGGCGATACGGGCGGCGAGTGATTCTTTAGTAACGGTAGTTGTCATAATTTAGCCCCTAACCACTCTATGCAACGGCGTTTGTCGCCCTCATACATGGCCTGTTTATTCAGGTTGCCCCGGTTCACCAGCTCGCGGCGGTGCTCCTGGGCTACGATTAGCGCCGCCTCCAGTTCTGCGATCTTGGCGTCGGCTTTCTCGATTTGCTCGTCGATTGTCATTGTGATTGCTCCTCTGCGAAATAGGCCAGCGCCAGGAGAAAGGCACGCTGGTGAGAATTACTACCAGCCATTTTACGATACACTTTGCGTAATTTAGCTAAGTGCATGTCAAACGACGCCCGGCACCCCTCCTCGTCGGCCATCTGCACAACGGCAGCGAGTAAAGCTTCGTGCTGGACTTGCTCGGACGGTGGTGCATCATCTGCTACCGTTACTGGCTCATAGTACTGCGCGACGGAAAACTCGGCGTCTTCCAGGTTCTCGGTGCGATACCGGTTACGGTAATGCTCAACACACCACCGCACTCCATCATTGTCTTCCAATCGCCAATAGTCCATTTCGTACTCCCGGCCGACGGTGAACCAGGATACCTTTGACGCGGTGCAAATTAGTTTCATGCTGGCACCTCTTCGAAAGTGGCGTCATCGAGACCCATAATGCTGGAATTGGTCTTGTCAAGTATCCAGGCCTTCTCTTCCTCGTTATCGTCTACTCGGATTATGTCTGGCCTTTCACCCGGCGCCGCGTCGCAAATAGCGCCCTCGGTAAACCACGTTACATTAGATGTTACGCACTTTAGTTTCATATGTCGTTTGCTCCTGTGTAGTTGACGATATTAGTATAATCATATTGCAACCAACATTGCAAGTAGCGCGCAAAGAAAAAGCCCCAGCTGTTAAGCCAGGGCTTTCGGACCGTCAGGAGCAAATCAATCGTGTGCAATGAGACTATAGCACTACTTCACGGCCCTGCCAATAGCCTCGGCCTCGGCTGCCGATTTGCCGTTGAACAGCGCAAGACGCCCGGTTGCGCGCCGGCGCAGGCCCAGCATCACCTTACCACCCTGATAGATAAACTGCGGCAGCTTGGTGCACAGCGTCGCGATGTCGCCACGGCGCAGCGCCTGGCCGGTGCCTGTAGCGGCGCCGATCACTTTCGGCCCGGCGTTGAATACCAGGTCTACCATAGCGTCGAAGTATGGGCCGGTAATCAGCGGATGCGCCACCGCGTCGACCTGGCGCTCGGCCTCCGCCATATCCTGGCGCAGTAACGCCAGTGCATCCGGTTCGGTGATGCTCGCCGGCGCCTGGGCGCGCGTCCCGGTGTGGCCGTAGCCCCAGGTCAGGATCCCCCGCTTCTTCTCTTTGGCCGTAGCATAATACGGCACAGGCTTAAACGTCTCCCAGCGGCGGGCGAATTCAACCCCGTTATCGCTGACTGTTCTTTGCATGAATTAATCTCCGATACTTGATATAGCGCACCGACTTAACACAGGCGCTGCGCAGAAATGACAATGTGACCAGCACAAGGAGTGTCGACCAGATGAATAACGGCGCGCTGCCGTCTTTGTAGATGTGGATCAGCCCGGCGCCGCAGGTGAGAAACAGGCCCATGAATACCAGGCGGCCCAGCAGGCCGTCGTCGACCCAGTGGGCGTAAATGTTAAACAGCGCGGTTGCGGCGATAACGGAAAGGCAGAAGGCACTAAGCATGGCTATTTACCCCACGGTAGTTTAAAGCTGCCCGCCGCCACTTCCAGGGACTCAAAGAATTTCCACCAGAAGGCACCGATCACAAAAGGCACCAGGTATTGCCCGTCGGAATCCGCCAGCTCGAAATAGCGGATCCCAAACGGTGAGAAGTAAACGGCACAAGCGGCACCGGCGGCCAGGTGAGCGCAGCGCTTCCACAACGGTAGCTGCTCTGCTTTTTTCACCTGGGCCACGATGCCGCCGCATACGGCAGCGACGACAAGCCAGAAATATCTGTCCATCAAAAAGGACCCCCGAATGAATAGTATTCGGGGGCAGTATATGGCGATTTAGGATTAATCTGCAAATTAGCAACGCTCAAAGTTATACCGGAGTATCTCTCCTGGGCGTATTTCCGGCTTATTTGGGATCGAATCTTCCGGATACTCTTTCGCCCAATGGCGCCAAAGCCGGTAGGCTATCGCGGCGCGGGCAACTGATTTGAACGACCCAAGATTTACGTTTCGACCACGCGACCACACCATAGCCCGCCACTCGCAATAACCCCCGCGGTTCAGTCGGCTAACACCTTTAATTCCAGATGGTTCCGATTGTACTCGCCGCTTGACTGGTTTAACCGGCGCTTTACAGGTGATCTTGCGCTTCGCCGCCGGGAGTTCGCCTGCGCGTTTCAGAATATCGGTTGCAAGGCTCATATTCCCACCCCCGAACGCTCGCGGCGCCCACATAGACGGCATCGGCGAAGAGTCGCAAGACACCCGGTCCCTTTATCCTTAGACATTCCATACGCGACCCACTCATGCTTACATTCTTCCGGCTCCGGAGTAACGGCGACCTTGCCTTCCAGTTCGGCGATCAGCCGGTTGATGTACCATTGCGCCTTTTTCACGTCCTCCAGGCCGTTCTTCGCCTCGTAGCGCCAGAGGTATTTGATGACGTTGGCGGTACATACGGCTTCGATCCCGGTCTTGTTTACGGTTGCTGCCGTTATCGCATCGATGCACTCGACGCCGCCCTGGGTGTAGTGCGACGGGTGGTTTACGTTGTCGGTCATTGGTCAACCTCCAGGCCGAGGCTTTCCAGTTCGTCCATGATCTCGTCGATACGGCGGTTAAGTTCGGCCAGAACAGCGGAGCGAACCGCCTCGACCATAGCGGCATCCTGATATGCGCTGGCGATAGTGATCCCTAATCCGGTACCTCGTACAGATGCCAGCTGCTGGCGCAATTCGGCGATGCGCTGATACTTGGCATACGCCATAGACAGATTTCCGATTTTCATGGTCATTTATCCTTACTAATTCGTTTCGGTGAGCAGTACGCGCGGATCTGCGCGTCGGGACGCTGGCCTTCGAACAGCACCAGCGAGTTTTCTGCTTTACGGGCGGCCGCCTGGCACGCCTCCAGCGTATAGAACGTCTCGGTAGTGGGCGGCGCCAGCACGCCCTGCGCCAGCACCCAGATAAACAGGACCGATGTCATTCATACCCCCTGTACAAATTACATTTCAGGCACCGGCGATACGTCTTGCCGAAATACCAGATATGATCGCATTCCTCGGGCCGGGTGTCGCCGCATTTTGAGCAAATATCGTCGTAGCCTACCCCATTGAATTCGGACTGGTAATCATGATCGCACCCGTGGTGCGCGGCTGCCGCTGTGCGCTCCTCGACCGCCTGAATAACGGAAATGCGAACGCGGTCAGACGGCAGCGCCTGCACGTGGCCGTTTGCGTTGACCCGGATAAACGCCAGGCCGGTAGTCTGCGCCGCGGCCAGCGCTTCGGTAACCGCCGGGCCATAACTATCCTGATACGCCGCGAGGTCCTCAGTAAGTTTTGTCACCTGCGCGAGCAAATCTGACACCTGGGACGCTAATACCGTCTTAATCGCCAGATTGGTCGCCAGATTGGTCTGCTGCAGGGCCGCGTAGTCTTCGTACGTAACGAACTCCCCGTCATCATCCTCGTAATAATCGTTATATGAAGCCATGTATCGAGTAACCATATTAACAATCCTCTTTGCGGCAGCCGCGTTGCTCGGGCAGCGCTTTGCGTGTCGGGCGCTCCTGGTAGTTGTTGCCGATTAGCGTGTAGCTAGCGCGCGCGGCCGAAGAACCTAAACCACCCCCATTCATAAGGTAAGATCCCGCGATACATATCACATCGCAGAGATGCTTTTTAGGCGTTCTGACAACCAGATACAGGTTACCGCTGAAATTATTGCGCCACACCTGGCCTTTCTTAAACATGATATTTGCTCCTCTCGTTTCGGTCCTCTGAGTATATGTCTAAACCAATGTTGGTTGCAATACTGAATAACAAAAATAAGGGCCGCGGTAACTGGTATGGTAGTCTACTAGCCTACTTGCGTGCGTGAAGTGCGGAATTCGCTAGGACTAATCTTAATAGCGACCACCACCCCAAGACCCAGCAAATGCGGTATGCAAGACGCAAATTGACGAGATAGCCCACCACCTATTCCCGACTCTAAAATCTACGTAACTCGCTGCCAGAATCACCGCAACCAACCAGAAAAATTATCCTGTCTCCTCGCACCAGATACTTGCTGCCGTGATATTTACATTCTGGCTATTGCAACCTCGCAATTAAAATGATATGCTCACTGCGTTCGCTTGGCAAAGCCCGCCAAGGCGACTTGCCTGCGACGCAAGAACGTGAGCATTTCAGGTTTTGCGAATAAAATCCCTCCATAAATCAATCACTTACCTACCGACTCGCAATCCATTTTTGCGAAAACCAACAAAAACACCCTAAGTCATTGAAAACGTTACTCGCAATTTCATTCGCAAAATTTTGCGAGTCTTGCGAGTCGATTCGCATTACTCGCAACACGTATTATTTTACGAGTTTAAGTCCTCATCACTTGCAACCAATTCCGGAGGGTCAAAGTCGTTTACGCCAGTCGGCAGCCTGTATTGTTGGTTGTAAACTTCACCCGTATCCGGGTTACGGCCGTGCACTAAAACCCGTCGTCGCACCAGTTCTTCCAGCACTTTTTTATAGTTGCCGCTGGTGAACTTGTTTCCGCCTGCCGTGCCGATGGCATAGGGTGAATAGCCTTCCGGTTTATCCTCCAGCAGTTCGAGCTGGGCGACCATCACCTCTTCGGCCTTGTTCTTGGGCCCTGCGCCGCCGGAGGCTTTCACGGCCTCGCGGGCTACTTCGGAAGCTGGTGATTCGAATGGCGCCAGGGCGACCGGTACCAGGTACAGCGTTTCGTCACGCGGCGACATCTCCAGCGGTTTCGGCGTCCAGCCTGACAGCTGATCGGAAAAGTCCGGGCCCGCGGCGGTGGACAGATACGCGTCAACGCGGTCGGCGTGCGCCTGGGGGACGTCGATTTTACATTTCAGAAGGACGAAGCCGCGCGGCGACTGTTTGATGCCGTTACGCGCTTTTTCGTGATAGAGGTTGATCTGGTGAGGCTTGGCCTCGTCCGGCTGCTCGATGAAGAATGCGTAATCCACAGCCCCATGCAGCGCGCCAGAGCCGCGGGCGGTACGCTGGCCCGAGGAGAACTTCGCCGGGTGGTGGATAACGCCAGCGCTGCCGCCGGTGGTCTCGGATATCTGTTTCAGCGCGCGGACGATTTCCCCCATATCGGTCGGGGAGTTTTCATCGAACGGCTTTTTAGCGGTACTGCGCATGGCGACTGTCTGGTTGAGCGAGTCGAAGGCCACCAGGCCGACGGGTGAATCGCCAGCTGCATCACGGATAATCTTGCATACCTCTTTCACGCCGCGCGCGTCGGTGATGTCGATCCCCTTATCCTGCAGGTCGATGATATGCAGCCAGTTAAGGTCGTCCTGGTACATCTTCTGCAGCGCCTGCTTACGATGCAGGCTGGTTTCGCCGCCTTCCGCATCGAAATAAAAGTTGTGGGCGCGCACGACACGCCGTCCGCCGAACGGGATCCCGGAGGATACGGCGGCCATCTCGCCGAGGACGAAGAACGATTTACCGATGTTTGACTCGCCGGCGGCGTACCACGTGGATTTGAAATTAATCAGGCCCTCAATGATGGGGTCACGCTTGGTGAACAGGGTAACAGGGTCGTCGTCCAAATCCTCGTCGGTACACTGGCCGGCGGCGGGACCATCTAGCGCGGCCATTACCTCAGCCTCGTAGACGTGGGTTATCTCCTCTTCCGGTAAATCCGGCAGCAGTTCGGCGATCTGCTTTTTGCTGATATTGTGCGCTTCCGGCAAATACTGGTCCGGCACGCCGCAAAGGCGCAGCAGCATGTGCTGGTGTGTATTGTGCTTCCTGCAGTGGTCGTGCTGGCACGCGAAGCGCACCTCGGGGTGAAGGGCGTCGGGCATCATGATCGCCGTGCTGCCGTCTGTCCCGTCGTTATCGCTGTGCTGGAAGTGGTTGGGGCACTGTATGGCGAAGCCACGGCCAGAGGATAACGGTTCGAGTCCCATTTCCCAGCACCACGCGGCGATCGCCTGGCTATTCTCGCTGGCGTTTTCCAGCGCTTCGTCGGTCCAGTTAGTCGACCCTGATTCGTCCGGCACGTCGAACCGGTGGCGCAGGATGCGGCGGACGCTGGCCGGCGCTGCGCGGTGGTCGATGGTCTCGGCCTCAATGTGCGGGGCGAACATAAGGCGGGCGCGCTGGAATGCTGTTTCGTCCATCCCTTTCGCGCCGGTGAGCCCGAGCATATCGATGAATTTGTGCTGGCATGGCCAGATCTCATCAGCCAGCATCGGCCGGTCTGTCGGGATGAGGAAACGCCAGGAGCGCGATTTAACGCCGCCTTTCAGGTCGTGCCGGTCGCCGCAGGTGGAGTAAGCAAAGAAAGTGTATCCGCCATCCTCCAGCGCACGACGCACACGGCGGATCTCTTTGCTGGATACTTTGTCGATGTCGATAAACAGCAGGGACCGGGAAATGACGTTGTTGTTATTGCGCTTGTTGCGCTCAAACTCCGCAGCAACATACGGCAACCGGCCTTTCTTTTCTTCGTAACGATCTTCGGTCTCGCTGCCGTCGATGGAAACCCCCAGCACGGGGTCGGCGCCGATCTCCAGCAGGTCGTCGATAAACTCATCCCAGGAGGATTCGAAAGCCTTCGGGCGATTGTCGGTTTTATGCCGGCCGAGAGAATAGGATATTTTTGATTTTAACCGTGGCATTGTTTATATTTACTCCTGGTATTTATGACGCGCTTCTGGTAAAGCCTCTCCGTTTTGGGTGAGGCTTATTTTTTATCCGGGGTGCCTTCCCCAAGCGCCAGCCAGCGAGCATCGCACTCCAGCGCATCCGCCAGGCGAAAGATACGCTCCATATTCAGGCTTTTAGTCCGCCCGTTCTGCACAAATGATAAAGCGGACTGCGAGAGACCCCCGCGCATTACGACATCTTGCTGGCGCAGGCCAAGCTGCTTCATCCGCGCATTAACGCGGAGCTGGAAAGGGTTACGGCGTGCTGTTGCCATTATAGGAATCCTCTTAATAGATAGGTTGACGTCTGCAATACTATAGTATCTAACCACACATAATCAAGCATTCTCTGGTGATTACCACTAAGTCATTGATTCTAACGGTGCTGCAATTTAATTTGAAAAATCGCTTGCAATCCCGATTTATCTGGACATATTATTACATCGCCGAAACGCAACCAACTTAACTAAACGAGGATTTACCATGATTGAGAAATTTTACGCACTGCTCGAGCGCTTTGTTATTGCCCATGAGCTGATCGCCGCTGCGGCCTCAAAAACCGGAAACGGTGCAACCGCAGACAAGCCGGCAGCGGATAAAGAAGACGCCCCAGCAAAAACCACCCGCGGCCGCAAGCCGGCAGCGAAGAAAGAAGAACCGGAAGACGACGAGCCGGAAGAGAAGACTACCACCAAAAAACGCGGCGGCAAAACCGAAGCGCCGGCCAAAACCACCCGCGGTAAGAAAGGCACCGACAAGCGCGCTGCGATCGGCGAAATGGCAAAAGCTGCCGTAGAAGGCGACGGCCTGGACGATGACGACGCCGACGCACTGGTGGATAAGTTCGACGACCTGCTGGAAGACTTTGAAGTTAAGAACGTCAAAGAGCTGGACGACGACCAGGTGGACGAATTCCACGACGCGCTTAAAGAGCTGATCGAAGAATTCTACGACGCTGAATAACTGACCCGCCCCGGCGCTCCGGGGCTTTTAACCAGGAGTAAACCGTTATGCGCCTTACCAAAGACGTTAAAGAAGTGCTGATCACCAATTTGCTTAAACAATCGCCACTCGGACTGCGAGCCATTGCGTGCATGGAAGAGCGCCGCGACATTGTGAATACCGTGCGCCTGCTGTGCCTGGCCGCCGAGAAGACGAGCGATTTAGCAATCCGCGATTTCCGTAACAAGATTGAAAACCTGAGCGACGTCTTGGGTAACAAGTTTATGTCCGCGAGAGTTGCCGCGGTCGAAGTCGTTGAAACGAAGTATCACTCGCTCGAGCTATCTTTCGCTGTCGGCGGCGAGCAACACATCCGCCATATTGACGGGCACGATCGGGAGTATGTCAACGGCCACGGCTCCAGCTATCTGTGGGAAACGCCTTTCTTTGGTCACTGGCTGCGCAGCGACTACCCCTTCGAGGGTACTGGGTACTTCATCCCCTATACCCAAGTTCTGCTACCGGCTGACCCGGCATTGCAGGCGCGCATCGCCCACAATGCCGCCGAATACAGCAAATTATTCGACGAGGTCCTCGCCTGGCGCGCAACCATGCGGGCCAACCTGGCGGCGGTTAATACCTCCGAGAAGCTGCGCGAGCAATGGCCGGAAGCATTCCCATTCTTACCGGCGCAGGCAAAAACGCAGACGGCAGCGATCGCGCTGTCACCTGAAACCCTTAACGCTTTATGTGGGCTGCCGAAATGAAATATACCCTTATGAAAGGCCGCGACTCCCGCGACAACGTGATCGCCTTCTGGCTCCTGCGCACCGACGGCGAAACGAAAGAATGCGCATATCTTGGCAAATGCCCGCCGCCGGGTAACCGTGGCGCGCAGGCCGCCCGCATTAAGCAGGTGACCATGGTTAAGCCTGATTTTTATGTCTTTGAGGACCAGTCGATGTTTGCGCGTCACTGCGACTATGCGTCGGCGTCACTGGTCGCAACCTGGGAGGCTCTATGAGTGACTTAACGGCAGCACAAGGGGTCGACAAATGCTGAAGCCTAATCACGTTTATATTGAGGTATCACATAACCAGAGTGGCGGGCTATCTCTTTGTGTCAGCAATGACGACTATGGCTCTCGTATTTCAGGCGACAAAGTTGGCGGGTGCAAAACCCTGGCGCGCTTTGAGGTCGACGCCGGCGAGCTTATCGAACAAATCCGCGAGCATGCGAACACAGAGGGGGCCAAATGATCAATGCAAGCGGCAGCAATCATGAGCACGCCTTGCTGTCTCCGTCCGGGTCTAAAAAATGGCTGGGGTGCTCTGCATCCCTGCTGTGCGAGAAGGACATCCAGAACGAAAGCGGCCAGGCGGCCATTAACGGGACCGCGATGCACGCGGTATCCGAGGACCTTTTAAACCGGCACATTAAAGGCGAGACCACGGTAACAGCGGCGCATTACAAGGGCGTTTACGTCCTGAATGAAGGCAAAGGCCCTATTAAGGCGGTGGCCGGCAAGCCGCCCGCCGGCGCGGTACTCATCAACGATGAATTCGTGACGATGGTCGAGCGCTACACCGATTATGCGCTCGGGGTCATCTCATCCGCTGAGTACGTAAAAATTGAAATGCGGGCCGAGCTGACTAAGTTACTCCACCCGGGCTATCTGGCTAATTTTGCTGACGAGCGCACCGGAGAGATCCAAGTTAAGACCTTCGGCACTGCGGACCTGGTTGCCGTAATCCCGCGCACCGACGGGTCGTTTATGCTGCTGGTCGGTGACCTGAAAACCGGCCGGCATGCGGTCGACGCGAAAGAGAACAAGCAGCTGATGCTGTACGCGCTGGCTATCCTGGCGAAGCTGCAGCGCTTGTATAACATCACGCTGGTGCGCCTGGCGATATTCCAGCCTTATTGCGGGGGCCCGTCAGAATGGGACATCACGCCTGAGGGACTGGACATCTTCCGCAAGTTCGCCAGCAAGCGCGCGATCGAGGCGCTCGACGTCTACTACGGCGGTAAGAAAAATCTTAAGGCCAGCCATTTCAAGCCGTCGGCAGACGCATGCCAGTGGTGCCGGTTCAACGAGAAATGCAACGCCCGGACGAAGGCCGCTATCCAAACGGGCGGCACTACGGCGACGGATGCTGACCTGGGCGACGACAATCACGAAATGACGCCGGAGGAGCTGAAAGCGGCCTATGAAAAGCTGCCGGAGTTGCGCCAGCACATCGCCACGATCGAAAAGGCTATGCATGCGGCGCTGCTGTCCGGCGTTGCAGTGCCCGGCTATAAGCTGGTTACAGGTAACGAGGGCAATCGTAAATGGTCCGACGCCGCGAAGGTCACCGAAATGCTGGAGGGCGCCCGCATCAAGCGCGATATGATGTTTAAAGAATCGCTGATCTCGCCTACCGACGCGGAGAAAGTCTTTAAGACCGAGAAGCCGCGGATCTGGCGACGTCTTGAAAAGCTGATCGAGCGCGCCCCTGGCAAGCCAACAATTGCGGCAGCGGACGACCCGCGCGCCGAGTGGAAACAGGCATCCGATGAGGATTTATCATGATTATTAAACTGTTTGAGTTTGTCGGCCTTGTGCTCGCATGGGCGTTCCATTGTCTGGCAATAAGCCCCGTCGTTTTGCTGGCGCTGGTCATCATGCTAATTCAGCCTTTGATTAGCGATGAACGCCTGGACGCTATCGGCGAATGGGGCTGGCCGGATAAATACGAGGCCTTTATTACGAAAATAACTGGCGTAAAAGTTTGACATCTGCAACCAACTAAATTAACGTATTCATACCGGCCCGGCGGTTTCCGGGAGAAACGCAGAAAGTGAGAAACGAAAAATGGGAATCAAGGTAAATCTGAAAAATGTACGCATCGCATGGTTCTACGGCACCGAGAAAGCGAAAGCGCAGAATGACGGCGAAAAGGATGCTTATCGCGTCGAAATTCTGGTAGATAAGGACGATCACAAAAATATCGCCAAGCTGGACGAAGCGGCTTTAGCGGTAATGACGGAAGCGCTTAAATCGGAAAAGGCTGCCGAAAAGTGGCTTAAACGTGAAAGCGGCCTCGAAGGCAATATCTCCAAAGATTGCGCCATCAAAGACGGCGACGAGCGCGACACGGAAGATGAAAACTACGAGCACAAAATCTGGATCCGTGCCAAGTCGTATAAGCAGCCCCGCATCTTGACTGACCTGGGCGAAGAAACACGCGATGGTGAAGAAGACCTCGAAGGGAACGACCTGGAAGGTAAAGTCCCATACGGCGGCTGCTTCGCCAACGTATCGATCGAATTGTGGGGCCAGAATAACGACAAAGGCAAAGGTCTGCGCTGTAACTGGCTCGGCGTGAAATTCGTCGAAGATGGTGAAGCGTTCGGCGGCGGTGGCTCCAGCGAGCGCGCCAACGACGACGACCTGGATGACGAGGATGAAGACGACGCACCGCGTCGCGGCAAGTCCAAGCCGAAACCGTCCCGCCGCTCACGTGACGAGGATGAAGACGAAGAGGACGAAAAACCTCGCCGTCGACGTTCTCGCGATGAGGACGACGAAGACGAGGAAGAAGAAGAGCGACCGCGCCGCCGTCGCCGCTAAAATCAAGGCCCGCGAAAGCGGGCTTTTTCATATCCGGAGCGTGAACCATGTATAAACATAACCGAAACCGCCCCCATGAGACGCGGATCCCCGTCGGGCTGCCGCTGGACGTCGAGGACGCCGGCGAGTATTTAACCCTTCGTCTCGGACGCAAAATGTACCTGCGAATTGTGGATACCGAGGAACAAGCCCGCCGGCGCAAAGCAATGACGGCAACCGACGAGGACCTGGAATGAAGTTCGATAACCTTTTTCTCGACACTGAAACATTCAGCGCCTGCGACCTGAAAAAATGCGGGTCTTATGCCTATGCTGAACACCCGTCCACTGAAATCATGATAACCACCTTCGCTATTGACGACGGCCCGGTTATGGAGTGGGATGCAACGGCAGATCCTCGGATGCCGCGGGTATTGCGCCGGGCGCTGCGCGAGGTATGCAAGAAGAATACGAAGAGCCGGATTGTTATGCAAAACGGCCTTTTGTTCGATCGCCTGCTCATGCGTCACTGCTGGGGGATTGAGATCCCGGTAAAAAATATCATCGACACGATGATCTGCGCCTACCGGCTATCACTCCCAGGCTCCCTGGACGCGCTGTGCCGCGTTCTGGAGATATCCGAGGACTTAGCCAAGGATAAAGCCGGTAAAGCGCTGATACAGCGATTCTGTAAGCCTACGCCGAAAAATTACAAGATCCGCCGCTACACCCGTGAAACGCATCCGGAAGAGTGGCGCCGTTTTCTGAAATACGCCCGCAGCGACATATCGTCAATGCGTGAGGTGTTTTACACGCTGCCGACGTGGGGCGACACCGAGAAAGAAAACGAGATACTCGCCATTGACCAGGCGATCAATGACCGCGGCTTTTACGTCGACATAGCCCTGGCCGAGTCCGCCGTCGCCGCGGTGAAACAGCACAAGCTGGACCTGCAGCGCGAGGCGATGGCGAAATACGGCGGCAGCTTAACCGGAAAGGACTTCCTGCCTATCCTGCGAGACCTGGCGCCGGCGTTCGAGATACCCAACGCGCAGAAGGCGACCCTGGGCGATTTACTCGAGGATGAAGACCTGCCCGACGCCGCCCGGGCACTTATCGAGATGCGCCTCGGCGCTGCGTCTACCGCCTCCACCAAGTACGACCCGCTGCTGCGCGGCTTATCCAGCGACGGCCGGCGCCGCGGCTGTTTGCAATATGGCGGCGCGAAAAGGACGCTGCGATGGGCGGGTAAAGGCTTCCAGCCGCAGAACCTGGCGCGCGGGCACTACGAAGGCGAAGACCTCGATTACGGGATCCGTTGTCTTAAGCGCAACCGCATTACTAAGGCTTTCGACATCGCCAAGCTAACGGCAACCACCGTGCGCGGGTGCATTATTGCGGCGCCCGGATGCAAGCTGGTTGTTGCCGACTACTCGAACGTCGAAGGGCGCGGCCTGGCGTGGATATCCGGCGAAGAGGCGACGCTTAACGTTTTCCGGGCAGGTACGGACCTGTATAAGACGCTCGCAGCTACCGTGTTCTGCGTGTCGTATGACGATGTGTCGAAGGACCAGCGCCAGATTGCAAAGGCTATGATCCTCGGGCTGGGTTACGGCGGCGGCGTGGCGGCATTCCTGACATTTGCCAAAAATCTCGGGCTCGATCTCGACCGGCTGGCGCATGACCTGGCCGGAACTTTCCCCGACCATATCTGGAAGGCGGCGCGCCGCGGCTGGGAGTTCGCCCGCATCCAGGAGAAGAACAAGCGCGCGCCGAAGGGCAAGAAGGCCGAGCGGCCGTCGTATGACCTGCCGAAAAAAGTGTGGCTGACCTGCGATGCATTGAAACGCATGTACCGCGAGGCTAACCCGAACATCGTTAATTTCTGGGCCGAGCTGGAAGCGGCAGCATTGAGCGCGATCCGTAATCCGGGCCGTTCGTTTTGGGCCGGCGCCCGGGTGCGTGAGAATGGCGACAAGGCCGTTAAGTTCACCCGCACCGTGAAAAATGGTAACCCAGGCTGGTGGCTTAAGGTTGAGCTGCCGTCTGGTCGTATCCTGTCATATCCGGGGATCGGCCTGTCGATCGAGAAAGAGGAAGACGAGGATACCGGCGAGATCCGCACGCGTACCCGTATCAAATACCAGGGGGAGAACCAGACGACGCGCCAGTGGGGCTGGCAATATACCTATGGAGGCAAGCTGGCGGAAAACATCGTACAGGCCCTTTGTCGTGACCTGCTGGCCTGGTCAATGCCCGGCGTCGAGGCCGCCGGGTATAAGATTATTCTGTCTGTGCATGATGAACTTTTAACCGAAGTTCCCGACACGCCGGAGTATACCGTTAAGGACCTGGAGCGCCTTATGTGCGTGCTGCCGGCATGGGCTAAAGACTTCCCATTGAGCGCTGAGGGTTGGGAAGGAAAAAGGTATAAAAAATAATGACTTATAAAAAGATTCGAGTTGACGTATATAACGCGGACGTTTGGGTGGTTACCGATCGTGAAAATGCTGAAAATATCGCCTGGCGTAAGCTGGGCCTCAGTGTCGCGGATGCCGATTTTGAAAGTAACGGATTCTGCGCATACAGTAAGGCCGGGGATATGATCTGGCTCCCTCCGGGCGCATCATACGGCACTATAGCCCACGAATGCGCTCACGCCGCTATGAATATTTGTCACCGCCGCGGGATAATAATCGATACCGGTAACCAGGAGCCTTTCACCTATTTAATCGGCTTTCTGGTTAATCGCGTAACAGATGCCGCTTTTGTTTTGTGGGGCGACCATGACGCCAGAGGGTAAAGTACAGACTTATGCAATGGCCGAGTTTAAAAAACTCGGCGGCCTGGTAAGAAAAATCCGATACGAGGGGCGAAACGGGTGCCCCGATCTGCTGGTCATACTGCCCGGTGGCCTGGTGGTGTTCGTGGAGGTGAAGAAAGACGAGCGCACGAGCCCCGACCCACACCAGGCGCGCGAGCATGAGCGAATGCGCAAGCGCGGCGCGATAGTCCGCACAATCGGCAGCATAGAACAGGTAAACGAATTGGTTGCAGAATTGCGCTATAGTGTTTAGTATGTTGGTTGCTAAGGAGGATATACCATGCCTAAACCTAAATTGAGAAAGGCCGGCCGGGAGCTGGTAGAAAAATACGGGTCGCTGTCCGCGGCCCCGGATGAGGCGCTTGTTGCCGTCACCAAGCGCTGCAACGGCCCGTGCCGTAAGCGCAAGCCGTTAAGCGAGTTTCACCGTTACAGCGGACGCAGCGTGGACGGTTTCCGCGCAGTCTGCAAACAATGCCGTCGGGAAGCCGAACGCGAGCGCCAGCGGATCAAGAGAAATCCGGTACAGGAAGAAACAGAATGAGAGTTTTAGCGGGAGCAATCAAACGTGGCGACGTGCTACAGGTTGGTGATGTTCTGGAAACTGTTTTCGATGCCTTCCGGTCACTTGACGCGCAGAAACAGGAGATCCGCGTTATCCAGTTCGAAAGCGGGACAGTTATGATCCTGGAATATTCCGATATCGTGGAGCGCGTATGAAAAAACAGATAAATCTGGATCGCATAAAGAGACTGCTTACGTACGACCCGGGAACAGGTATTTTTACCCGGCTGGTCTCTGTCAAAGGCCGAAACGCTGGCGACATTGCCGGGTGTCTGTCAGACCGCGGATATGTAAATATCGTTGTTGATGGCGTGCGATTGAAAGGTCATCGTCTCGCGTGGGCTTTTGTCCACGGATTCTATCCAGAATTCGAGATCGACCACAAAGACCGCAATCGGTCTAATAACGCCATTGACAATTTAAGACCTGCGACTCGAAGTCAGCAGATAGTAAATCGCGATACTTCCGCCAGGAATACGAGTGGGGCGAAGGGTGTCTATATGTTGCCGTCTGGACGCTGGCGAGCTCGAATTTGTAAGGGCCGGAATTATATCCATCTTGGTTATTTCGACTCCATGGCAGAGGCTGAATCAGTTTACAAAAAAGCCGCTTCTGAATTGTTCGGGGAGTTCGCCGATGTCACGATTTAAGCGACGCCCTTACCAGCGGCAGATTACCCAATTCATGCTCTCGCATCCGCGTTGCAATATTTACGCGACTATGGGATCAGGGAAAACGAGCGCGACAATGTGGACCCTGGACCGCCTGTTTCAGACTGGTGATCTCGTAGATGGTGAAGACCGCGTGCTTATCCTGGCGCCGCTGCGCGTCGCGTCCGGCACATGGCCGGCCGAACAGGAGAAATGGCAATTCCCTAACCTGCGCGTCGGTGACGCCACGGGCCCAGCCGCGCACCGCGTCGCCACGCTGGAAGAAGATTTCAACGTCATATGCCTGAATTACGAGTGCATAGAGTGGCTGACCGGGCTTTATGGCCAGGACGACTGGCCGTTTACCGTTATCGTCGCCGATGAGTCAACCAAGCTGAAATCGTACCGGTCGAAGAGTGGCGGCAGCAAACGTGCGAAGGCGCTAAGCCGGGTAGCATGGGGCCGTGTTAAGCGCTTCATCAATCTTACCGGTACGCCGTCACCTAACGGGTTAAAGGATCTGTGGGGGCAAAACTGGTTCGTTGATGCTGGCGAGCGCCTCGGGACGTCCTACGCGGCGTTTACCGATCGCTGGTTCATCACCGAGTCAAAAGGCGACCACCACGCGGCGAAGGGATACCGTCCGCGCAAAGGCGCCGATGGTGAGATCCACCGGGCAATGAAAGATATTTCGTTGACAGTTGACGCTGCCGAGTTCTTTGGCTGCGAAGAACCGGTACTGGTCCCGGTGCTGGTAGACCTGCCGCGCAAGGCCCGCAAAATCTACGACCAGATGGAAAAGGAGCTTTTCGCGGAGCTGGAGAACGGCGAGGTAGAAGCGGCGAATGCGGCAGCACGCACGTCTAAATGCCTGCAGATCGCCAGCGGCGCGGTATACGTCACCAATGAAGACGGCGAGCGGTCTACCGAGTGGGAGAAAATCCACGACGCGAAACTGGATGCGCTGGATTCCATTATCGACGAGCTGGCGGGCGCCCCGCTTCTGGTGGCCTACCAGTACCGGCACGACCTGGCGCGCATCAAAAAGCGGTTCCCGTTCGCCGAGGACCTGAAAAAAGGCGCTGCCGGTAATAAGCAGATCGATCGCTGGAACGCCGGCAAAATCGACGTGTTGCTGGTCCACCCGGCATCAGCCGGTCACGGGCTTAACCTGCAGGACGGCGGCTGTCATTTGGCCTTCTTTAGCCCAACCTGGAATTTTGAGCATCACGCCCAGGTTATAGAACGTATAGGCCCAGTCCGCCAGATGCAATCCGGCCACCCGCGCCCGGTGTTTATCTATCTCATCCAGGCAAAGGGTACGCTCGACGAGGCCGTCGTTTCTCGCACCAGCGATAAAAAATCCGTTCAGGACGTGCTTATGGAGTATATGAAACGCAAAGGTGGCGCATGATGTTTGATTTTATTGACTATAACCCTGATACCGGGGTCTTTACCTGGATTAAACCACGCGGGAGATATTCCGCTATCGTAGGCAAACGCGCGGGCGCACTCCGGGAAGATGGATATCGGCAGATAAAAATAAATGGCAAATACGTCAAAGAGCACAGGCTTGCCTGGTTTATGACCTTCGGGGAGTGGCCGGATTGCGAAATAGATCATATTGACGGTAACCGCAGCAACAATGCGATCGCCAATTTGAGGCCGGCGACTAAATCAAACAATGCTCACAACCGGCGGCTTAACGCTAACAGTAGTACGCGGGTTAAAGGTGTGTCTTTCCATAAAGCAACCGGAAAATTTCAGGCCACGATTATGCATGGCCGGTCCTCGCTGTATCTTGGCGTTTACCCGACGCTGGAGGAAGCCGAGAAAGTAGTTAAATCCGAGCGTGAAAGGCTCCATAGGGAGTTTCATAACCATGGCTGATAAATCAAACACGGCGCCGGAAGATAAAGACTGCTGGCGCACGCCTCCGGAGATATTCGAGCCGCTCAACGAGCGGTTTAATTTCCGCTATGACATGGCGGCAGCTGATCACAACGCCCTTTGCGCACGGTACTACACCGAACAGAATAGCGCCCTGGGTATCGAGTGGCCTGCGGCATGGAAATGGTGTAACCCGCCTTACTCGAAGCCGCTGCCGTGGTTCCAGCACGCCGCGCAGTACAGGAAAACGGTGTTGCTCCTGCACCTGGCCGTCGCTACGCAGTGGATGGATATAGCGCGCCAGGAGGCTAACACCATCATTCAGCTGACCGAGCGCATCCAGTTTATTCACGCCAGGACCGGCGAGCGCGCGGCGACGAAGAATAACCGCGACTCGCAGATCATCATCTTTGGCCGTCGGCCTAACCCAGACGGCGCGCGCATCGTCCAGTGCTCGATCGCGGATATCGCAAAATATCTATAAATGTTGGTTGCAATATTAGCGGAGTCATATTATAGTTAGTTCATAGGCGGCGCGGTGCCGCAAATGAATGAGGATTCAATTATGGCGCACATGATGAGAAAGGCCGATTTTCTGGTACTGGCAAGAAAGCTGGATAGCCCCCGGGTCAAGTCACATCGTCACGGCGTTCTCTTGATGGATGGTAACAAGGTGCTGGAAGAAATTTACGTTGCATCATCCTTTAATGAAGCGGGTATTATTTCGGCTATGAATCAAGCCACTAAATTCAAAGGATGGCTGGCATGAAAGTTAATGTAGTATTTGAGCACCGCGTCAACGGGTATCAGTGGCGTAAATCGTCGGATGGTCGGATATGGGTACGGGAGCCTTCTTGCATGAAATGGCGATATTCAAGCACCACCGAGCGCAATATAGATACAGCTTTAACCGATGGCCTACTATTTGAGGTGAAAAAATGAAACGTATTACCGCAATCGCAATCACTCTGGCCGCCGTTCTGGGCTGCTCGTATGCAGGATCCGCCGCTGCCGTCACTCCGGTAGAAATGTGCCAGGAGCTGGCCGAAATGGGTGGTGTTATTGTCGACGCCAGGAACCGCGGCGACTCGCTGGAAAACGTAACCAGCATTATCAACGGCAGCGATATGACCCCGAGCCTTAAAGCCGGCATGACGCGCATCGCCGTTACGATTTATGGCAATCCGTCGTTGAAACGCGCCGACGTCGTGGCCTATGGTTTTAAAGGGTGTATCGATGGGCTGTCAGAGGATATGTGAGAAAAGGGCCGCAAGGCCCTTTTTTTTTGTCATATTAAAACGCCCGGCTTACAAAAAATGCGCCATCAGATAGTCCATTAGATATTATATGATTTGTTGCCGTTTCAACTTCATTTTCCCCTTCTTGTTCCCGGACATAGAAGCCATCCTCAGATTCGTGGTCAACGATTATAAACCCATCATAATTATCGTGTTTCGTTTTTATCAGGTACATAAAAACCTCATATCTCTTTTACTGACCAAAAAACAGGAATTTTTACTTTAATTGTTCCAACAAAACCGGTCAATCTCAACGCCAACTGCGCAGAATCAGCGTATTGTGCCTGCGGTACGCTTTGCGAAACGCCAACGTATGATGTTGGGGCAAGAGGGCTACCAGACCTTGTGAAAAGTTCCGTTACATTGATAACATCACTCAGATAAACGGCAATGGTCCCCCTACTTGTCGTTATAGTAGATGTTCCTGAGTTAAATGTTAACACTGGTTCTTCAAATGTCCTTGCCAACATATACATATTCACATTACCAGAAGATATCCCACCTGCGCATATGGATAGCCCGCCGCACCATGTCGGCCTTTCTTTTGCTGGATAATATGGGGTGTGTACTAGCTCAAATACATCAGAGCTATTGACAGCAGTAATTTCTATTGTTCTTGATCCATCCGCGGTATTCGCGCCATATACAGCGGAAACCCCAGAGTTAGATGAACTAACTGTAATTTTTGTGTTGGCATCAGTTGTGTTTAGCACTGAGTTACCTTGGGTTCCAGAGAAATTAAACCGCCACCCCATCAGGCCATTATTATACCTCGGCAATATACGGTTTGATCTAAGCCCGGTACTGCGTGGGTTTTTATTGGTGATAACACACCTGTTATTATTTTCTGTACCATCGCCATACCCGCTAAGAGATAGATATTCATAAGTTTCGTAGTATTGCGTAAATGTCCAATCACATTCCTCGAAAGAAACAGCACAACCACCACCAGGAGCGTGGATGAGTTGCCGTATTGTGTTGGACGCCCCGTTCATATAAAGCTGAACATCTCGGAACTGAACTTTAACCGGTATTCCTGGCGCGGAAGGGCAATTCACCAGATAACCCGGAACCCCTTCGATATGTCCGCCCTGAACCAGGATCCTTGATACGGATGCCAGATTGCCAACGAGAAGAACATCAGCATCAGTATAATCCAGTGAACAGTTATTGATGTAATACCACATTGGCGCCTGAAACCAGAAATGTGCAACCGAGTTATTACCGATCGTACAATTCTCGAAAATCATTTTCTCCCCAGCGTTTAAGGAAGAGCCGCCAGATACATAGACACCATATTGGTTTAGCATTGAAATAATGCCATTGAAGGTATTAATGAAATTGTTTCTTGCGGTTATTTGTATACCATATTTAAACTTCATTATGGTTAAGTCGCCGACCATTAAATCTCTGACAGCGAAATATGAAGTACTTGGGTCCCCAACATATAATCCCGTGCCAGTTGATACCGCACCGCCTGGGCCAGTAAGAATGAACCTTCCGCCATTTGCGTTAAAGATCTTACAGCCCTGAACATCGGCCGGGTTAGACGGCATGCCGCCCGAAGAGATAGCCAGCGAAGCGTTATTGATGCTGAACGCACTGTCTGTCACGGATGGGTAATTCAAATAAACATAACCATCAGTAATCAGACACATAAATGACGGGATGAATACCGGAGTATCAATCGTGTAAACCTTTCTGGATGCAGGAATAAAGAAATTCGTGATTGCGCCTTTGATGGTGCCAGCCGCTTTTATCTTGTTAACCTCGCCAGTAATGATGGTATTCAAAACTGTACCAAGGTTAGAGTTATCAGAGAGAAGCCCAGCAAGACGTACATCAAGCCCTTTGGAAACATCAGCCTTCCAACGAGCGCCTCCAGCCGTAACAAATACAGAATAACCATCATCAGCCGTAGTCAAATCATCGGCATCGTACCAAAGTTGGCAATTTATCTCATGACCACCAGACACAGCACGCCGCAGGGTAATAGATTGCCCCGCGTATGAGGGCTCAACTGTGCGCAGTGCGGAGATGGTTGAGCATTTGCCAATAAGTTTTAAACCATCTAATGCCGCGAGATTTTGCCTCAATAACTGGTCCGTGCGGGGTTTCCAGTTAGAGTCTAGTAATGGATTTGTACCAGGCGCTACAACATGCGGCAGCGTACCCGCCCACGAATACCAGTTGTTATCCGCCGGGTTATATACCACGGTATCGCGTGCGGTAACGGTGCCGCCAGTGGTGAAATCGAACGCCGCCGGGTCAAAGCCCATGTCACGCAAGATTGCCGGAAGAGTCTTTTGCACTTGCCCGGTGACCGGGTTAGTGGCAAAGTCAATCTCCGCGCCGGAAGATACCCCACCCGCATGCCCTGTAATAACTTCGGCCTCAAAGGTCTGGTGCTTCTTGGCCGTTTTCAGATCTTCCAGCGATAAGACGTCGCCGCATCCGCTTGACATATCAGAATCCTCTTATGAAAAACCAGTATCAAAACCGGTGCTAAACGCCCGCCCGAACGGCGACACGCCATCTTTTTCGTAGTATCCGTCGGAGTAATTGTATCCGGTAATCACCACGGTGCGATTATTACCCGGCGTCACGGTACTAACCAGCATCATCTGCGCGGAATGCCGCGCATCGCTGCCGAATGAAAACTCAGTCTTTAATGCGTCGTTACCAGTATAAATGGATTCAGCGGGCGCGGAAAGCATAACTACCTGTTGCGCGTTAGCCCCTGGTGTAACGCCGACGCTCTGCACGGACCCGTCGCGCTTTTTGAGTATGATCGAATGGTCTTCACCCGGCGTAAATTCCACCGGCTGCGACAGCGTAAGCGTAAGGCCGTTTACCGCAATAACGTATCCATCGAACGGCGCAACGCGCGACCCCTTAACCACACTTATCGGCCGTCCTGGTACGGCGAGAGCTCCTTCCTCCAGCGCGGTGAACTCAACGGCAACACGGTTAAGTCTATTTCGCTGATACCGACGCCAGGCGTGCCAGTAGGCTTGCTGGTAGTTGCGGACACCCTTCGAGTCGTAGGTGTCGGTTTTAACGCCGCCGGTCTCCGGAATCTGGATGGTTTCTTTGATGTTGGTATCCGGGTCAATATAGCTGAATTTAAGCGAGTCGTAGGCCGTGCGGTCGTTAAACTGCCGTGTCCACTTCTCGCCGGACGGCGCTTTACTGCGATGCGTGAATACCATTTCAGGGCCCGCGCGTGGGCGTTCCAGGTCCAGATAAATGTTATGCCCACGGCGAGACGCCGAACAGAAAATGGCCTCGGCTATCGTGGTGATGATGTCCTGTGCCGTCGCCTCGTAGGAGTCGAACGTGTAACAGAATTGCCCGGCAAGCGGCGTACCGAAATACTCCTCGACCTCTGCTTGCGTGGCGATCAGTTTATCCATGTTTGCCGCGGTGAGATTCAGGTTGCCAACTACCGGGTCGCGCATCAACCGGATCAGAGATTGCACGGCCTGGGTGTTTTCGGTTAGCACCGTATCAAATACCCCGCCGCCGAGATATTTGTAAAGTTTCTCGGTAACGATGAGCGCTAGTTTCGGCGATTTAACGGAGGTGGCACGCGGCGTCTGTTTACGCGCGGTGTGTACAGTTGTTCGGTTGCCGTAATCATGGGTGCGCTCGTAAACCTGCCCGTAAAGCGCATCGTATTTTATTTCGTCAACAACCTGGCCCTCGAAGTCGAAATCAGCATCCGTCACCCGGCGCGCCCGGACGCGTACGCGGGAGGCAAACGGCAGATCAGCGATAATGCTAACGCCTGTTGAGTTTGACGACCTGCCTGATACGGTTCCCTGCACAGCGTAAACATTGCCATATGGCGTGTTGTTCTGGTCGAGCAGCTGGTACTGTACCTCGGCGGTTACGCTGGCCGGCTTTTTGCTACTGCTGCCGTTGTCCTTGTACATGCCGTTATCCGCGCTGATATTCACCAGGACGCGTTCGCATTCCAGGCTGGTGATAGACACCCAGTCGGTCAAACTCTTCTCTACGGTGTTAACAGGGCCGATCTCGGCGGCGTTCCCGGCGGGGTCGGCTGCATTCACCTGATTAACCGTCGGGCTAATCACCTGCCAGGCGGACAGATTACTGGACACGTCCAGGACGATGTCGACCTCGCTGACCGAAATAACCGGGTAATAACCGTCCAGATATGGATCCGGGCCGCCCGGATCATTCAGCGTGACGTTAGCCAGTCTTGCCGTATCTCCTGCCTCCAGGTACGCGTTAAAGGCCGCGTCACCCGAGGCGTCGGTGATAGTCCCCGTGGTCCCCGAAAGAGATGCTATCGTGCCGCCGTCGCCGGTAATGCTGGCGTTAAGGTCGTTGGGTGCCTTTAACGTCTGGCCGTCGATCTCATTCGATGCGTAGGTGATGAATAGCGGTTCGGTAATCGGGTCGCCTACCAGCGTTTGCGGAGCGTCGCCGCTGTTCGGCGAAGTGTATGGCGCGTATACGGCAGCCGAGGACCCGGTAATTTCCGATAACAGGGTGTCACCGTCCGTGATACCGCTCGCCGGCGTCGACATAGGCCCGCGGCCGACGTCGTAATAACCGAACTCGATAACCTGGCCGGCGCTGTTATAGAGTTGGTAGCTGTTCATAAGGATCGCCGGAATGCTCTGCACCGTGCCGCAAATATCGTAAGTGCGTTCGTAAGGGCGGGCCTTGTTCGTACGATCCGTTAAGCTGTTATTCGGACTCTCGGCCTGCTGGTTGGACAGCCCCGCCGACACGGACGTTTTTTGCGAGGGCATTAACAATTTCAGAATGGGATTAAGAATTTTCCCAACGAAACTGAAAACGGCGCCGACCGCGCCGCCGCCCGGCGATTCGACGACGTAATACTCGGCGTTAAGTTCGAGGCGGTCGAAATCCTCGGTCACATCGTTATCTTCGCCTATGCTGCTGATGTATACCCGGAACGGGACGCCGTCCGGGATGTGCTGTAACACGATCCGCATCGGCGAGGCCCAAAAACTTTTCGTCTGAAATTCGCCGTTTTCATCGCGCGTGATTAAGTGTGTTTTCATCGCCAAAACTCAATTTCCTGGTAACGGTCCCGAATATCCGCCAGCGCTTCTAAGCGCACCTGGCGGGCCGCAAGTTCGCAATGGCTAACCATACCGTCGAAGTATACCCCAGCATGCCACACAATGCGCGACCCAACACGGCAGCCCATTAACACAGCATCGAAATTCTGCGGCACGTCTACCCGGGAAAGCCCGGACGGGTCACGGTGGCCAGCGTCAAAAGCCGCGTCTATCTTGGTAGGGGAAATCACGTCGAAGATCGGCGTATCGAGCCCAGCCGCCGCACGCACGCGGCGAACGTGATGCCAGCAATGGTACGTCCTGAAATTGTATGGCGTGCCGGTGTAGTCGTTTATGTTCACGATGCGAGGACCCCGCGCAATAATGGGATCTCTGTCGGCGTCGCCAAAAGGCCGGTGCCGCGCTCGTTGAGCCGTGGCACGCCGACGTCGGCGGTAAAAATACCCTTTTCCTGTGATAGCGACTGCAGGTCATAAGTAACCGGCCCGTCGCAGGGATAGGATAAATCTGTGCTGATAAACCGGCGATATGTGAAAACAGGCCACTCCTGGTTATCCAGCGGAATATTCTGCATTTCGTCATCAAGCTGGTTACCGACATCCGGCAGCGTGAAAGATGCCTGCTGGTCGAGGTTGTTGCTGTTCGCCGCATTATTCGCGTTCATCGGCGACGGTTCAAACGTCACCGTCTCCCCTGTCTCCAGCGTTGCCGTTAATGGGGATGTCCCTTTGACGACCAGATACCGCTTCGAAAGCAGCGGGTGCGTTATCTCTACGGTTTCATAGTCGATCTGGCCTTCCGGGTTAGAGGCCAGTTTGCGCTTGTAGGCTTCGATTACCGATTCTTCGCTCATTGCATCGGGTCCCATATCCGTGGAAAGTGGGTCTGGTCGTAGGCATATTGCGCCAGGAAGCGGTTAAGGCTATCACCATAGCAGCCGAACAGTTCCGGCAGATTGGCGGTAAGACAATCGCTATCCTGGTTGGGTGTGCGCTCTGCGGTCAGCGTGAACGAGATCACCCAATTCTTTCCGTCCTGCGTGGTGTCGCTGATTGTGCTGGTGATCCAGACCTGGTGATCCTGCAGGCCCAGGCCACTGTCCAGCGTCATTACGAACGAATTGGCGCCGCCGTCTATCTGGTTCAGGAATGCATAGAACGCCTGCCGGCCGAGGGATGAAACAACCAGCACGACGCTAAACGGCACCGCGTCGTAAAAGGTGTCGCGCCCCTGCCGCGGTGCACCGCCTTGCACGTCGTTACGGTAGATGTTGTTACCGCGGGTCAACGAGTAACCCTGGTTCACTATCGGCCGCAGAGAGGCCGGAAATCGTAAGTCACTCATCGTTAGAATCCTGGCTGATTGCGCGTGTTACGGCGGGATAGCGAGATCTGCGAGTTGCTATCCTGCAGATCCCCGGATACCGTTTCGCGGATTATCACCCGCAAACGCCCTTCATCATCGCGTTCTGTGCTGGCCTGGTCAATACGCCCGGTAGTCTGGTTGACGATTACCACACTGTCGCTACTGTTCTGCTTGCTGCCGTTCTCACCCATAATCTGGCGCATCTGCTGCGCGGTGCGCACGCGCGACGCCGAGGCCGGCATAATCACTTCCGGCTTGCCACGCTCGGCGATAGTCGACGCCTGACCGGCTGACAGCGTACCACCCTGTTCACGCGCTGACCGGATTTTCGCGACGTTTGCCGCACCCGCAGCGACGGCGGCAGCGGCAGCGGCAACGCCCAGCGCCGGGCCGATGATAGGGATAGGGGCAAGAGCGGAATAGGCCGCGGTAGCCGCTTTGTATGTGTTGATCACCGTTTCGGTGATGGCGGCGGCTTTATACAGCGCGTTACCTTCGCCGAGGGCGGATTTAAGCGACGACGTGGTGTCGCTTAACGTTTTCGAGTAGGAGTCCAGGCGCTTCTCGTCGGCCTGCTGCGCGATCTGCAAAAGCGCGTTTTGATACTCCTGCTCACTTATGATCCCTCGATCGTAAAACTCTTTGGCTTTGTCCTCTTTCGCTTTCTGCTGTACGTCGATGAGTTCCAGCTCTGTCGCGTTAAGCGCCTGGATGTCGGCGATATATTGATCATGCTGGCCTTGTTTCCTGGCGGCTTCCTGCTGCCGCCTGTCCAGCTCTTTCTGGCGGGCTGCGCCGGCCTCGAGCACTATCGCGGTTTTCGCGTCTTCATACTCTTTTTGAGTAATGTTTCCCGCTTCCAGATATTGTTTAGCCTTTTCTAATTTTTGCTGTTCCTTTGCATCTATCTCCTTTATCTCGTCCGAATTAGTGCGAGCTATCTGGTCTAAAAAAGATTGGGCGTTTTTGTCCTGTGTAGCTTTCGCGTTAGCTTCACGTTTAGCTGCAGCCGCGGCACGGGTGGCAGCAGCTTTTTCCTGCGCCGCTGTTTTTTTAGCCTCTCTTTCATCGAACTTTTTCAGTTCATAGGCCGCCTCGGCGTCACGGGCTTTGTTAAATTCAGCGATCTGGTCTTTCGTGACACCTTGTCTTTTTGCGAAAGCGTCTTTTTCGAGTTTAGCTTGGGCCGCAAATCGGTCTCTCTCAGCCATACCCTGTATTTTAGTCGCGGCGATTATCGCGTCGTTCTGGTCCCGTATTTGTCGTGTGGCTTCGTTAGTTGCAGCTCCCATCTTTTTCTGGGATTCGGTAACAAGATCCTGCTGTTTTTGTGCGGTCGCCAGCGCGTTAGCGTTCTGCTGCGCGGCCGTGGCCTGGTCCAGCAGTTCTTTCTTATTCTCGGTGGCGGCTACCGCCGCGGCTGCCGTTGCGTCAGCGACCTTCTGCGCGTTTTCGGCCGACGGCTCGGCGTTAAACAGGCGCTGGGCCACCAGCATGTCGGAAATTTCTTTTGTGCCTACGCCATATGTCGCGGCCAGCTCATTCACAGCCGCGGCGAGGTTACCGTATTTCGCGCTGTTCGCATCGGCGAGCACGTTGATATTGGACAGCGTATCGCCGACGTTCATGTTACGCGCGATCATATCGTCCAGGGTGGCGATATTGGTCTGCGCGGCTACGCTGTTACCGAGCAACTCTTTACCTTGCTCGCGGATCGCCGTCGTGGCCCGCTCGATTTGCTGCGCCGCCTGCAGGCCGATCAGCTTAACCATGCTGCCGTATGCGGCGTCGCCGTTCTGGCTAAGTTGCACCAGCGCGTCGGAAAACTCGATCGTGCCATCTTTGGCGGTCTGGAACGACTTGGAAAGCTCGCTCGCGCCTTTCTCCAGGTCTTTAGCGCTGGCGCCGGTGTCGGTGAATGCCTTATACAGTACACCACCAACAGCAGAAGCCAGGGCGATAACGGCACCCAGCACCGCGCCGCCCGGGCCGAATGCGCCGGCAAGCTGGCTACCCTGCTGGCCGATGGCAACGAAGGCCGACGTGCCGCTCTGCAGCTGCACAACCATATCCTGGACCTGGAAACCGACCTGCCCGGCGGCGTTGCGGAACTTGGCAAAGCCATCGTTAGCCGCTTTTTGGGTGGCGGTGTTAACCTTGTTGACGTCCGGCGTTAGCCGGTTAACCGACGCGTCGGCACGGTCGGCGGAGGAAGCAAACTGATCAAGCTGTTTCGCCCCGGCGTCGGCACCTTCGGTCTTCACCCTTGCAACTAGTGACGCTGTGTCAGCCATCGTGTCTGCCCTCGAAAATGGCGTCAATACGCATAATCAAATCCGCTTCCATAATGCTGATCCGCTGCCCGGTTACCGCCTTGTAATCGACGATATCGGACCACTTAAGCATTTCTCGCGGGTATATCATCATAGTATCATTAGTTTCGCGCTGTATGAATTTTAGTTCCCTGTATTTCTCGAACACACCAGCAAAAATTAAGGGGCACTCTGGCCCCTTTAATTCTTCGCGCTGCGCGCCGGATATGACCCCCATCGAGATCAGCGCGGCCTCATGCCCCGCCGATATCTGGTCGAACTCCTGCCGGCGCTGCCGTGTTACGAATTGCCAGGTAGCGAAATCACACAGCGCTTTTACTTTGCGTTAAGTTCTTCCCGGATCTTGGTGTGGAAGGTAGCGACCTGCAGCGCGAGACCGCGATACTGGCGCAGCAATTCCGCGAAACCTTCACGGCTAAACTCTTCATCGAACGACCAGCCGGTAACCAGTTCAACCGCGAGATCACGATTAAGGCTCTCCACCTGGATATTTCGCTTCTCGTTCCATTCGGTGTAGTTGTCTTTCGCTTTACAGGCTGCTTCCAGCTCTTCCAGCGAGGCGTCGACGGCCCGCACAGCTGCCGTGTATGCGCGCCCGGCTTCGATCGAGACGTCGCAATCTGGCCCGCGCACCTGCAGCCATTCGCCGGAGTCTTCACCATTCGGCAGCATGATTGGCATACGCGATCCGGCTTCGTGTTTGTCGGCAAAGTAGAAATCTTTCAGCTTCATTTTTAACCCGCTATGGTTGATTTGTTGGTTGCGATATGTTTAGATACATGTAGAACTTTCAAAGAGGAATATACCATGACGCAATTCATTATAGCAATTCTGGCGATGGGCCTAAACCTGGCCGTGCTGTTCTTCGTTGTGCGCTACGCCACGCGGTCGAGCGAACAGGTCGAATTGTTGCGCCAGATTCTGGCGACGGCGAAACCGGAAGTAAAAAGCGAAATCGTTAAACTGACAGAAGAGCGGATCGCGAGACGACGGGAGGCGTTTGAGGATGACATGAGAAAGGGGTCTAGAACGACCGATCATAGATTCAGAATATAATAAAGGCCCCGAAAGGGGCCTTTATTTTATGCGTACACAAGGCGCTGAATGACGATAGACGATTGCAGGCTATTGCCCGTCGCCTGGCCTTCAATGCTCTGCGTCACCGACTCTGCGCCACCAATCTCCGGCGTTACTGCCGTTAGTTCTGCCCGCTTCATCGAGATAGACATTGCGCCCTTCACACCAGACAGAATCGAATTAATTTCGACCTGCGTCTCGTTAATGAATTTCTGGATCATCTCCATGTCGTAAAGTTTACCGGCGATGGAGAAAGTGTTGACCGCGCGGCCGCGCTCGACAAAGGCCACGCTATTATTCCCCAGCTCGAATTGCGCCGATGCGCCGTTGTCGTTGGTGAAGGTCAGCGTATCGCACTTAAGCGGCTGAATTCCATCGAACACGGATACATCAACCGACGAGAACGGCTCCGCGTCAAAGGTGATCTGTGAGAAGTCCGAACCGGCCGGCGGCGCGGTTAGAATTTCCTGCGTCATGCCGATGAACGGGAAAGACCCGGTAACCATGGCGTTTACCGCCTGCTCAATAGTGAAGCCGGAAATCTCAACGCCGCGGGTGATAACGTAGCTGTCCGGATTACCGCACTGGCCTTTGAACCAGGTAAGGATCGAGAAGGTCTTACATAGGTTACCGGTTTCCAGCTTGTCGCCGGTGGCGTAATCGGTCTCCGCTGCGGCTGCAGTGGCCAGCGGGTACTGGATAGCCGCGCCGGTTACTACGGTAGACGTTACCGCGGTGACAATGAACGGCAGCCCATTATTACCTGGCAGGTCTGCGAAGCGAATGAGATCGCCGACTTCTACGCCATCGGTGAGAAAGTCCCCCGCCGAACGAGTAAAAGTCTTAGCCCCAGCGTCTACAGCTACGTCTACGGCGGTGCCAGTTACGCCGGCCACCCAGGAAGACGTCATCGCGCCCGCGAGAAAATCATCCTGGCTGCGGGAACTCAGTTCGATCGCGTATTCGCCGGAGACCTGTTTATTCCCGGTGCGGATGAAGGATGTTTCCCGGCTGCCGTCAAGCTCGTTGGACGTCAGCGCATCGCGGGTTACCGCGGGCACACCGCCGGTGTTGCGCAGCGGCGACCATACCGGGCTGGTCGGTGTAGTTCCTGGCGTTGTCTCCGCAACGTAAAACTGTGCGGTAAGCGCGCCCTTATATGGCTGTACCATTTTTATAACCTCGCAGTAAATGCTATGAAATTAATGGATAAAGGGCGAGTGGCCCATCCGTTTTGCACTATCAGAGGCCCCAGGCTCACCGATTGCACCTCGGCGCAAATTGCGTTGCGCGACACCGCAGATCCCGCTTTAAACGCCGCATTCAATAAGTCTGCCATTTTATTGATCGGCGCGCTACCTTTCGCCTGCGCGTAGTTAATATCGACCTGATACACGCCAGCACGCTGCTCTGTCCAGAACAGGTCCGCCTGCTCCGTATCGGCCAGCAGCATGTAGCTTGCCAGATACGGCGTATCGGTGGACGTCGGCGCGTCGATATTCTCCAGTGCAACGGCGATATTGTTAGCCGTGCCGAAGGCCTTCAATGCGATGTCGAACGCTTTCGTTAAATCCTCAAAGTAACCCATTATCGCACCTTCGCGGCTTCTTGTTCGAGTAGCGCATTAAACCGTGCTACGTTAATTCTAACAACGCCTTGCGGCGCCTGCTTAGAATAACCGTTAATAGTTTTCTGTTCTCTTTGTCTTTTTGGCCCTACAAACTTAGATAACTTCATCGGGCCCTGGAATGATACTAAACTACTTGCCTCCGGCCTGGCGGGCCCCATAAACCCGGTTGGGTAGCCACCGTATTCTATAATCTCGGCATAAGGCAGGTTATTAGTTAACGTAAACTCTTCCCAATATTGCGCTTTTTCGATGAAAGATTGGACTCGCGATATCGCGGTATCCCCTGTTTTATCTTCACCGGGTATCTCACCAGAGGCAGGCAAACCGCCCGCGGCTTGCCAGTTCATACGGAACCGACCAGTATCTACCGGGCTTGCTTTAATAATGGCTGAAAATAATTTAAAAGTGACCTGACGCATAACTTTTTCATTATTTTGTTTCGTCTTCTCGACGAATGCCCGGACGTCAAGCGCGAAGGTTCCCATTATTTGCGCACCTGGATAAACCACGCGATCACGTCGTCATTTACCATCTTCGTTTCAATGGCTACGATGGACCACTCGGCCCCGTTAAACGACACCTTATCTTCCATCTTCGGCAGCACGCTGTGATCGGCCTTCACGATCATATCGCCAGCTTGTATGGTAGTTCCGTTCACCAGCGCCACGTTAACCGGTACAGGGACCGAGGTTAGCGGGATCGTGGTCGGCGGCGATTCAACATATTCGCCTTCATCCGGGTCCCACACTTTAGACCCGGCGCGAATCAGATTAACGGCGCTGCCGTACTTACCTAAAAGGCGCGTCGCGGTTTTCTGCATGCGCTTGCTGAATGCACTGGACATTATACCGGCTCCAGACGAGAAATAACGAGAAGGCCCGACGGCGCCGTGCCCCACGCTGTAACCGTGGCCGCCTGTGGGTAAATCCCGCCGAAGTTAGTTCCGGCGCTGTCGCGCATGATTTGCACTGCAAAAGTCTGCCCGGCGGTGGCATTGATAACGACACGCGACTCAATGGGGATCGTCACGTCGGCGCTAACCAGCTTAGTCGCAGCAGGAGAGCCATATTGCGCGCCGGCAAGCAGGATCCGCGACAGCAAAATGGAAACGCCACTTGCGCCGGTGCGCCCGGCCTGCAGCTTGACGCGGACCGCATAATTGCCCGCAACGTTGAACGTAACCAGCCCTGCGGCCGAGATTGACACCGGGTCAGTCGGCGCGCCCTGCGCGGCCCCGAAAGACACCTGCAGCGGGGTATCGACCGCCGTGGGCGCCTGGGCCACCAGGGACGGTGCGCGCAATACTTCAACCTCTTTCACACCGGAGGCCGCATACAGCATTGAGTCGGCGATCTGGGTATTAACTTCGCGCAATTTCTCCGGCGTAATCGCGCCGGTCGTATTATCGGGAAGGTTGTTCGCAATGAGGGTGAAAATTTGTGTTTTTGTCTGCGCCATATCAGCCCCGGAATACGTTGAACGAATACCCGTTATTAGCGCCGCACAGCAGAGGCGCCAGCGCATCAAGAGCCGCGGTAATTTCGACGGTGGACCCGTTGTTGCCGTTATTGAAATATTCGACTGTCACCGCGCCTTCTACGCGCTCCATAGATACCGCCCGGCCGTCACTGGCCCCGCGAACGTCTGTCCCGGCTCCGTACTCAACGGCAGCGGCCACTTGTGCGCGGATAACCTGGGACGGAATGCTGCCGATGGCGATGGGGAAACCATAGAGCGTTACGTTTTTGCGGGGGTAGGCCAGCTCCTGCGCCGCGGATATACGGCTACCACACATTGCGGGCTCCTGCAGGCCAACATATCCAGCGCCGTTGCGTAACGCCTGCTCTGCTTCCGTATCGTCGGCGGGCAACTCCCAGCCATATTTAGCCGCGAGTGCGCGGGCGTCCGATAAGCTGATATAACTATCGGCCCCGGCTACGATGCTGCCATCCTCGACGATCAGCGACATTGGTTATTCCTCCGGCTGTTCGGCGGATTTGTTGCGGCGCGCTTTACGTGCCGGTTTGTCGGTATCGCCCTGTAGGGTGACAGTTCGCTCCACGCCGTCGGCATGGGTTTCGATAACCGCATCGGCAG